CCTGGCGCCATCTCATGCAGCATCAGCCGCAGAAAAGGTCGCACAATGGGCGCACACGACAAAATCATCGAAGAAGCGCAAAACAGCGTGATTTCCTGTGGAGCGGAAGGGAATCGAACCCTCGACCTTCGCATTGCGAACGCGGTTCTTTTTAGTAAATTCAAAGACTTAGAATCGCCAGGGTCTGCCGAAAGCAGCACCGCGCTGCGGTCTCCTGCATCACCAAAGCACAAACGCAGCACACGCGATCCTCGGCCCTCGTTCGCCCTCCCCGATCGCCGCCAGCCCATCAGACGGCCGCTATTACGTCTGCCGAGGAAAGGGCCGTGACCGTTGAATCGATCCTGAAGCTGCTGTGCCTGCTGATGGTCGGCGGACTGGTCGTGATGATCATTCTGTGGAGGCCCCGCGAATGATCTGGTTGCTCGCATGGTGGTTCGCGGGGAATGTTGCGTTCCTGTGGTGGTGGTGGCGCTTCATGAACTTCGTGGATCCGCAGTGACCGCCGTCGAGCTAGCAGTGCTTGAGCGTGCGGTCGAGGAGCTGCCGCCGAAAACTCGAGAGGCTCTGCGCCTGCTGAGAGAGGACGCACTGAGCTACGAGCAGATCGGCGAGCGGTTGCAGATCATGCCGCGGCAGGCCCGCAAACTGGTGGAGCGCGCGATGGAGTATCTGTTGGAGCAGTGCCAATGAGAGTCCAAGGTCTGGCCGAGAAGATGGTCTGTATATCAAATACTTAGGAAATAATATGAACGCAGTTACGTTGGAATCGCTGGGGTTCACGAAGGAAGATTTGCAGGAGCGCCTGATCGAGCGCCTGGCTGAGCAGATTCTGGCCGGCAAGTCTTTCGATGAAGACGGCGAGGAGTGCTACGACGATTCGCAATTCAAGAAGCAGCTTGAGGAGCGCCTGCGCAAGCACGTCACCGAGACCATCAATGCCATCGGCGAGAAGCATGTTCTGCCGCGAGTTACCTCGTACATCGAGAATCTGGTTCTGCAGACCACCAACAAGTGGGGCGAGAAGCAAGGTTCCCCGGTGACCTTCATCGAGTACCTCATCCAGCGCGCGGAAGCCTATATCCAGGAAGAGGTCAATTACGAAGGGAAAAGCCAGAGCCAAGACAGCTACAACTGGCGCAAGCAGAGCACTCGCATTACCTTCCTGATCGAGAAGCACCTGCACTATCACATTGAGACGGCGATGAAGCAGGCGCTGCAGACGGCCAATTCGGCCATCGCTGGCGGCATCGAGAAGGCCGTCAAGATCAACTTGGAGCAGCTGATCAACTCGCTCAAGGTCACCGCACAGGTGAAGGGATGACTACATCCAATAGCGAGCCGCTCCCCACTGAAACGAGCCCCTATGTCGAGCGCTGGGAGCAAGCCCTGCGCGTACTTCTCGGGATGGACGAGCACGAGCGTACCAAGCATTTCGACATGAGCGACTGGGGACACCGGACCGACTGCGGCACTGTGGCGTGCCTCGCAGGTCATTGCTCGCTCGATCCATGGTTTCGAGAGAGAGGCTTCCACGGCGAGTTCAATGCCGGAGGCTATCTGATCTTCCCTTCACAAAGGCCCATCACGTTTTTTGGCGAACGTGGGAACGACAAGATATTCACCGGCCCTTTTATCAAGTGGGAACACGTCGTGGCAGCAGTTAGGGAGCATATCGACTACCTGAAGAAAGGCGGCAACCCGGATGAAACTAGGGACATCACTGATGAAATCCCCTTCTGATCCAACAGTCGCACGGACTTCCACAGAGCGCAACTGCAAATGTCCCAACGGCAGTTACGGGAAGAAGCACACCAGCGAGTGCTACGAGACCGAGATTGCGCGTCTGCGCAACGCCTTGCAGATGATTGCTGACGAAACGCTATGTCCGGATCTCTGGCGTGAGGAAGATCGCAAGGACTGGCCGGAAGACTATCTCGCGCATCGAACCGCGCTCGTGATCGCCCACGCCGCGTTGGAGCCAGCCGATGCCCAATGAGCACATCCCTGCAGAACATGAAGTCCGTGACGCCGCAAGGCTGGCGGTGATGGCGTTCGACGCCGACGACGCTCAAATCTGGATCAGAGGCCGTGAGCTTTGCCAGAACCCGCCGAACACTACCCTTGGCAAACTGCTGAAGGCACTACGCAAGGCATGGTGGCATGGAGGGACGTACAAGGAGCGCGAAGCGGTTCATGTTGCTGCGGCCCGCCTGAGATTCCGTTTGCAGTGGGATGACGAACACCCGAAGGAGAAGCGCCGTGCCGCATGACTCTCGGACCGAAGATTCCCTGTCGGTTTCGACAGACAAGGTCCGCACCATAGGAAGGTCCGGTTATAGGTTCACGGACGCTGCCTACAACGCACGATGGCTGAATCGAGTACGGTCTCGTACAGTGCAATCGGAGCGTGGCTGCTGGATATGGCAGGGTTTCATAAAGGAAAACGGATATGGTGAAACCACCTATCGTGGTCGCGGCACGCGCGTTCACCGCAAAATGTACGAGGTCGTGCACAACGCCGTGCTCACGACAGAGCAGCATGTTTGCCATCGATGTGATGTAAAACGTTGTTGCAACCCTGACCATCTTTGGCTGGGAGACAATGGCGCCAACATGCTTGATCTAGTGGCCAAAGGTGGCCACTACTGGCGCAGTAAGACACATTGCCCCAAAGGGCATGAATATACACCCGAGAACACGTATGTCCGGCCAGCTACTGCCGGTCAACGAGCCGGATCACGCGGCTGCAAGGAATGCAATCGTATACGCATGCAACAACCTGAATATCGAGCGCGTGCCCGTCAACGGCAGCGGCTGAGACGCGCACAAAAGCGGAGTGCGACACATGTCTGACCGACAGCGTCCATCGGAGAAGTGTTGCGACCGTCCGAGCATCGTGACCATGGACTACGACAAGGCCACTCCGTCGAAGAAAGGACCGTTCGTGCTCGCCCGGCGTATCAACCGGGTCTGCACACGTTGCTGGGTTCATTGGTTCGGCGCACCGGGGAAAGTAAGGCGTTACACAAAGGCTGAATGGGACAAATGGGTGGAGGCAGCATGAGTTCTCAAGATATGCCCGACGGGTTTCCTGTTCCTCCACGAGATCGGGAGCCGCTCACCTCAAAGACGATGACCCATGTCGAGGAACTGCGCCATGTCGCCTCGCTGGATCAATGCTCGTGGGACTATGCGCAGAAGCTCATGCGATCCAGCGCCGACGAGATAGACCGGCTAAACGCCAAACACGAAGCACACGTCTCAGATGCACAGGAGGAATACGCAGCGCTTGAGACGGAATTGGCTGAGGCGCTCAAAGCGAACGCTCCCGAGACGAGAGAGCGGAGCCGGACATCGTCGGTGAGTACGAAGCATGGATAGCCGAGATATTCGGGGATACCGAGTTTTGCACCCCTTGCGTAGATAAATTGGCCGAGTACTACGCGCGAAAGCCTCGACTTCCGGCACCTCTCACACCTTATGGTGAGGAGCTACTAGCGCGAGCCAAGTTGTGCCAATGCGGCATTTGTGAGGCGTGTGAATTTGCAGAGAAGCACGCTCAGAAAGCCAACGAGCCACCAACCTACGATCATTCCACTGAGCCACATTGCGCAACATGTCACTGTTATTCGGAGAACGGGATACAGCAACCATGAATCATATATGGGCCTTGCATCTGTACGAGATGGCGGATGGACGATTTAAGGTGCTTATCCGAGACGTCCAGAGGGATCGAACAGTCAGCGGTACCGGACCTACCCCGCAGCACGCGCACCGAGCCGCTGAGTGCCAGTTGGTCATCAAGCCATGGGTTTGCGCCGAACGACCCGAGAAGAGCGAGGGATGACCTCCATGCTTGAAGAAGTCCAAACGACTTTGGATCTGCGCCACGAGATTGATCGGCTGCAGACCGAGAACAATCAACTGCGCAAGAGCCTCAATCGCTTCGTCGCGTGGGCGGCTGCTTTTGGCGCTGGGCTGGATAAATTGGCCGAACAGGAAGACGCCACGTTGAAACGTCTGGGCGCGGTCCTTCGCACTAGCACGGTGGGCAAGGAAGATGGTCAGTGAGTCTGCTGGTGCAGCATCTGTTCACTCCTGAAGTCCGCAAGGCGCGCCGCGAATATATCGAGCGCGAGATCGCGCGAATCATGGCGGAATATAGGGTCGAATTGAAAGCCCTGTTGCGCCTCCAACATCGAGCGTTGAAGCGAGCACATCCACAGCACGGAGCGGCTCATGAGTGAGTGGCAGCCAATTGAGACATGCCCGAAGGATGGCAACGCCTTCCTCGCAGGCAAGTGGAACTACGATCGCACCCACTGGTGGGTTTACAAAGTCCACTGGGCCAATGGTGTTGTCGATGGCGGGTGGGACGGGGCGCGAGAGATGATTGAGGTTCCGTGCACTCACTGGATGCCATTGCCCGGACCGCCTACTCCTACATCCAACTCGGAGCCAAAGTGAACGGTAAGCGGCAAGTCCATGTGGCGCTGGACAACACCCATTTAGCCAGCGTGCGCACAGGCTGGTCCCTGGTCAGAATCAAAAATCGACAGTACCCCATAGGGATTACGGGGAAACTGGAGGGATGCGAAGGCGATGAGGTGCTTGTCCGTTTCGAGGTAGATAAGGGCTTTTGGTCACGCTGCCATCGATTCCCGAAGGGGGACATGATGGAGTTGATGGTTCGACATACCTCTAGTCGAGGAATCTACTCCCTAACCAATCGTGCACCTCTGAGCACAGAGGAGCTGTTTGATGCATTTCTATCCGGCAGGAAAATCACCATCCTCGATGCCGATTCGAAACGCGATATCACGGGCCGAGTCCTTTTGAACACGCTGGCCACTGTCGAAAGGCGTGGCCTGATTCGGGTAAAGGTGCAAGACCTGATTGGCCTCGTAAAGCAATGGCCGATCAACGCTGTAGGAGATCAGCATGGTTGATCTGCCGAATGAAAATTGGATTCGTAGTGAGCAGCAGTCAGAATGGGCTGTCTGTCTCGACCAGACGGCTAGGTTCTATGGTTGGAAGATGTACGAGTGCAACGGCGACTGGGTCAGCGGGCAAAAGCTCACAGTCGAAGAAGCTGAGTACGCCTTGAGCTGTGGTCCGCTGCGCCAACACTGGCCAAAATTCCAATCCTTCCTTGATCACCTCAAGAGCACCGCTCCCAATGGAGACGCTGGATAATGAGTAAACCCAAGATCGTATGCGTTGTTGGCAGCGCAGTTCTTGCACCGCTGGCATTCCTGGTCCCCACAGTGGCCATCGGCCTAGCCATTTTCGTTGTGTTTGGACCACTGGACACACCTTCGTGGGTCAGGTGGATTGTCTGGGGCCTTGGACTTGCTTTAGCGCCGATGACGCTCTGGTCCATCTATAAGTGGTTCTTCGGCAAGTGTTACTCGCACAGCGCAGACGGTGACCCACATGGGTGACATGAGCCGGTGTCCGCATGGAAGCTTCCAAGGCTATTGCATGCAGTGCAATGAGCATTGTCCGCGCTGCAAAGGATCTGGTGAGATCACGGCGATGACGCAAGAGCACGGGCCAGACGACTACGAGATCGATGTCGAATGCCCCCGATGCAAGGGCGTCGGGCTCATCACTAGACTTCCTTCAACCGTGCCCGTGCAACCATGAGCGCTCGAAACGATACCTGCGAGTGGGCTATCTCGGATGACGAGAAGACGGCCGATCCAGAGTGCGGCTACAAGGCCGAGTCCGGCAAGAAGTTTTATATGGTGGGCGGCAAGTTCCTATTCCCGTGCCCCGGCTGCGGACTTGAGATTAAAGTCACGCGGTCGTTCAAACCGGCACTTCCAATTCGCGAGGATCGCATTGCAAAATAAAACGTCTAACGGGATGCTCGAAAGATCCTTATTAATAATGCTTGCATGCACAAGCGGCTTGTGGTCTACTATCTCCACTGGTTAAGGAGATGGAAATGAACAAAGTCAACCGAAACAGCGTTAAGGGCGAACTCTACAACGGCCGGGATTTCGTAGGCTCGATTGTCAAAGTTGAGACGGGCTACCAGATCTGGAAAATCGAGTGCGGTCTAGGCGCCCCGATACTCGATGGCCGGGTGTTCAAGGGAACCGACTTCCGCAGTGCTGGGCAGCTCGACTTGGGATATGCGGTGGTCAAGAAATTCGAGATGGCGGCATGAGCCGCCCTCCGAAGGCCGTCAGCGCCTACATGGCGTCGATCGGCAAGAAGGGTGGCGAAACCAAGGGGGCAGCCAAGAAGCGCTCCACGGCGCACTACAAGGCCGCAGCAGCGGTACGTTGGGCGAAGAAAGCGAAGACCTGAGTTCAACCAATCATGAAGTCTATGGGCGTCGATCAACAGAAAACTGTGGGTATCGGTGAGGGGCTGATCTCCCTCTACGGTGTTCGAATCACCGGCGCCTGTCCAGCGTCCCAACTATAAGAGCAACATGTCTAAATTCAGACCGAAGCAAGCCGCCAAACTCTTCTGCCCTACTGCAAAGTCAAGGCGCTCTGGAGTTCATGGATGGCAGGTATTCGATAGCGTCACTGGCGAGGTACTTGGCTCGGGCCAATGCGCAGAAAGCGCATGGCATCTGGCCTATGTTGAGCTGTCTCAAAGAGCGACCCCAGCGCCAGCGTCTAACTCAAGGGGGCAACCATGAAGATCGTCTGGACACTCATCGCGCTCGTAGTTCTCGCCGTGATCGCCATGCTTCCAAGGTGGCGAGTCGATCAATTTGACGCTTGGTGCAAAGAGCACCATTACGACGGCGCCTGCGGGAATTGCCAGACCCCTGAGGGTGACCCTAACGCGGCGTGTCTTCGGTGGAGGATGAATGCATCCGGAAAGCAAGCCGCCGATATTGTTGGGCGAGATGAAGTCTTAGCCATCGAGCGGCGGCGGCAGACGGAATCAGCCGCTCACCGGTTATGAGACAGTACTAACTTAAACATACAACTATGAAACAACCGTGCCGCTGTACTCGCTGCCGAACCTCCTTCGAGGTCACCTACGCCAAGCGTGCTGGCGTCTGGGAGGTCTATCAGAAGATCGCCGCGAAGCACGCGAGGCTCAAACCGCAGTGCGCTGATAAATGGGGTATCCAATACGTGAGGGTCCGAGCATGATCTACGTTCCAATCTGGGCTGACATCGATGGCTACTGGGGTCCTGTCAGCTATGCAGCCACGACAATCACTTACGTCAGGATGCTCGGATAACTCAGTGAGTGAGGTAGAGCCAAAACTGCAGCGAATCCGGGCGATCATGGGCCGCGAACGATATCCATTTAAGAATAACAAAACGCAGCTTTTCGAGTTAGTTGACACCCGGTTTGGGTTCGACTGCTTGGCGGGGTCCCCAGGCTACTGGAAGTACTACGATAGATACGTGGTGAACGATTCGTTCATAGGGGTACGCGGATGACAAAGGAGCGGTTACGCGCCGAGATTCGCCGGATTCTGGATGAGTGCTCGCTAGACGAGATTCGAGGCGCTTTCAAGAGTCTTTGGGAAACCACAGCGGACGAACTGAACTCGCCTCAAGCGCCGATCGCGAAGATTACCATCAGAGAATCCGGCGCCGGCCATTACGCGCCTGATGACGTGTCGGTGAGCCTCTACGCTCCCGGCCTGCCGCCCGGCGAGCATGATGTGTACTGCGAGCCGATGTCAGTGGCGCCTGCGTTGAAAGCTCCCATCACGGCTGAGTACATCAAGGCGCGGCTCAAAGATCCCGTCGTCCTACAGCGCCTACGCGAGCGGGAGGATTTAAGAAAATCGCTGAAGGCTGCAACGCCTCATGAGTTGGTTGAGTATTCGCTCCACCTCTTCAAGGACCTGGGGCCACACGAGGAAATAATTATCTCTGAGCTGTATTCGAGGATCTGGCCGGGGTGGGAGCGGGCGCCGGTTGAGGGAGAGGATGCAGCGGAGAAATCGGACGGTGGTCAATGAAGCATCCAATGGCCACGGCCATCGATCTTGTGGCGGCTGGCGATCATCAGGCGATTGCCAACTATATCGCCCAGGCTCGACAGAACGAGCGATTCGCGCAGTTCTTCGAGTTCATGATGATGAACGATATGAGCGCCCAGTACGATCGCCACACGACGGATATGCTGACCGATCCGCGCTACGACAAGACTTACCTATGCGTCCTGCTTGAAAAGGCGGGAGCACCGTCGAGAACCTGAGCGTGCGCTATGTTCCTCGCGGTCCAAGGGATATAGAGGTGCTACAGAAGATGCGCGCGCGTATCAAAGCGCTTGAGAAGGCACTGGAGCGGGCCGTGACGAAGCATGGCCATGACTATCACTGCAGCGCCTCGCGCGGACTGGAAAGCGAATGCACGTGCGGGTGGACGGAGATCAAGGCCATGGTGAAACGTCGATGAAAGTCCTGTTCCTCGACGTGGATGGCGTGCTCAACAGTCTCGAATGGTGCAAAGCTGGGAATGGCTTTGGCTGCCCTCCAGGAAAACGAGAGCGGTGTACGAAGGAGCGCTTGAAGTGGTGCCCCGACATGGTGAGGCGCCTACGGCAGGTGATTGAGGCTACTGGCGCAAGCATCGTTGTAAGCTCCTCCTGGCGCGGCTACGGGGCTGGAGCCGTCCGCAAGTGGAAAGCTATGTTCAACGTCTATGGCTGGCGCAATGCCCCGGTGATTGGTGAGACGCCCGACTTGACGCGGCAGCAGTCCAGTGGACTCTATGTCTCAATCAAGCGTGGCGAGGAGGTAGCAGCGTGGCTGAAGGCGCATACGCATGTGGTCGATCGATTCGTATGCGTAGATGACGGGAATGACTTTTTGCCGGATCAACCTCTCGTGCTCACCGACATGGAGACGGGACTGACGGAGGACGCCGCCTTGAAATGCATCGTGTTACTCGGGAACGAAACGACATCAAAGCGTCGATGAGTGCGCTATTCGTCTGCAGCTTCCACGATTGTTCCGGCAGCGCCATGGTCGGCTATCGCATCGTGCATTGGGATTTCAGCTACCAGTTCGGGCCACTGTTCGTGTCCAAAGAGGGCGTGCCGTGGGAGAATCAGCCGAAGGTCACGAGCCGGGAATGGAAGGCATTCGAACAGTGGTTCGCGGAATTGAAAGCCGAAGCGAACGCTCTTAGCGGATGAGCGCACCGCAGAATGACTCAACACGGATGGGGTGATAGGGTCGAGTAGAAGAAAAAAGGAAAGGGGTTCTATGGGAAGGAAGATCTTTAGCGGGATCGCACGCGGATTGCGAATCGCTAGCTGACCGGATGCCCTACAAAGATCCAATAGGCCGCCACGCAGGCAAGCCCCGCCCAGCCCAGTGAAACCCTGGGTGATGGCACGTTCAGCGCTGCCAGGACGAACAGCACGAAAGCGGCAACGAGCAGGATAAGTCCGATCATGGTTGCACCTACTTTTTGACAGCAATGGTATTCAACGCGTCAGTCTTGGCTGCGCTACCAGCTGAGGATCCGAAGTAGTAGGCAACGATGCCCGTCCAGGCCGTACCCAGCGAGCCGACCATCACGAGCATGACGTCCCCGCCGCTGACGGGCTTTCCCTCCACCACCAGATACCCCAGCACCCCGAAGAACCCCACCGTGACTAGATAGGCCATGTACCGCGGGGTTGAGTCCTTGACCGCAATCTCCCGAGCTCGAGCATTGGCGATGTCGTCGAAGACCAGCTTGTCCTTTTCAATCCCCAGCTTCTCCAGCTGCAGCTCGAAGTCCTGATCAGCTTTCTTGAGTGCCAACAGCTGATCCGGGGTCGCTGTCAGCAATGCCGCCTCTGTCGCTTTACCGTCGTCCTTGGGCGTTCCGAGTACGGCTGAGAGGGCGGCACTGGCCAAAGGCCCGAACGGCCCTCCGACCGCCAGGGCAACCGTGGGAGCGACTGTGCGTAGGATCTGCAGAGCTTTTTCGCCAAGTGTCATAGCTGCAATCTCCGAGCGAGCACGCCAACGTGCTGGCGTGTAATGCCAAAATCTCGCGCTATCGGCAGGCATTCCTCACCTGCGTTTCTGCGCCGGGAAACTTCACGCGCCTGTTCAGGCGTCAGTTTGAATATGGGTTTTGGGGGAACCGCAGTTCCATGCCTAACGCTATCCGCATGGTTAGCCACCCTAGTATCCCAGCGTAGATTGTCCAGTCGGTTGTTATGAATGTCTCCATCGTTATGACACGCCTGATGATGGGAAGACGGCCTCATTCCTTTGAAAGTCTCAAGAACGAGCAAATGCACTTTTCTGTCGGTGCGAACCGCATCTTTGTATAGCCCGACCTTGGGACGTCCGTCGATGCCATCAGCCCGTCTTTTTAGAATGACTCCACCTCTTATTCCATGAGGCGTCATGCGAGGGAGACTCCGTACGCGACCCAAATCGCTAACTTCGTAGAGAGTTTCGAAGGATTTAATCGGGCACCAACTTTCTGATTTCATGTTGGTATTGTAACCCCGATGTTCATTTGACCCCGCCATAGCTAAGACTGAAGTGGTCTGCGTCCACGCTCTTAAAGTCCCCGCCGAAAGCGCAGTCTGGGTCTAACGTCTTCCAGAAGTCCCCCAGAAACTTATACGCGTCCGGAGCCGTCAGGTATACGCCATCCTTGAATAGCTGCAGGTCCACGGCCAGGCGCTGCGTGTGCAGACTGTTACCGATGCCTGAGCCCTTCTTCGCATTGAGGGCGGCTTGTTCGGGCGTACGATAGAGCTCGCCGGCGGTCAGCTC